ATTGGGCAGCCATGCGAGAGCCGATGCAATGGCTGGCAATGTGCCGATCTGACTGTGGCTGCGCAGATGCCCGACGCTGGTCGTGGCGGTCGAAAGCCTGCGCTGCTGTAGCGCCTCGGGCAGCAGCGCATAGGCCTCCTCCAGAAACGCCGCTGCGGCCTCCGCGGTGATTTCCGGCAGATCGGTGATGTCGAGATCAGCCAATCCTTCATCCGGCCAAGCGTATGGCGCGCCAGTATCCGGGTGGGTGGCATAGGCCACGAACTGCTGGCCGAGGCAAAGCACCTCCAGCGGATGGTGCTTGATGCCCCGAAACGGCGCGGCCGTGCGGTAGATCAGCATGCGTTTTGGGGCCTTTCCGATCCGCAGGGCGCGCGTGTCACCCAGCCGGTTGCGCGCCAGTCGCTCGATCTGGAGCGCCAGTTCAGCATCCTCAACGATGTCGATATCGACAGCAGCAACCGCACCGCCAACGATGCCGATGCCGCAATCGGGCCAGGCCGACCAGGTCGCGATTTCGACCTCGGTCGTCGGGCGCTCTGCATGCCGGTTCCATTCCGGATAATCCGCCCACGCCCCACGTTTGAACTGGCCAGGCTTTTTGGTGCCCGGGCCGATTGGCAAAATGGCAAAGCCATTGGTGACAAGACGTGCGCCAAACCGCGCCATGTTGGATGTATCAGCCATCAGAAAGGCACCTCGGGGATCATGGTGTTGAGCCGCGTGCGGTCCTTGCCCGCAAGCTCGCGCAGGTGGTCGCAATATCCGGTGACGACCGCATCAAGGAAGCAGTCCCATTCGGTCTCGGTTAGAGTGGCGAGATCGGTCTTACCGATGCTCTCGAGGTATTCGCCGCCCTGTTGGCCGCCGACGGTCATCGCCTCGCTCTCGTTCGGGGTGGGATCGATCATGCCCTTCCTCCCGTGACAGATGTCCTGGCAGGTCCGGGAACAGAGGTGCTTGCGGCTTGCATCCCGCCGACGGTCCGAGACGGCAAAGCCCGCGTTGAACCAGCCAAAGCCGCGAGGTTGCCGGTGGCAGACGGCGCAGAGGCCGGGTTGGGTTTGGCGCATGGATCGAACCTGTAACCGGTGATTTCAAAATAGCGGCCCAAGGGACGGACCGAGATCGCGCTGGGGCGTGTGAGTTCACCAGCTTGAAGGATGGCTTCATTGACGCTGAGCGGTACGGGCAGACCGGGCGCGCGCTTGCGCCACCAGTCCGACGCCTTCTGGCGCGCATAGCCCTGATGCTCGATACAGATCCATTCGCTGTAGGACGTGAGCCCCGAGCTATAGGTGACCTTGAGCGAGGGCAGCCCGCCCAGCTTGTCGTGGCGGCTGTAGGAGACGCCATGGACCGGCAGCCATTGTGGCGTTTTCGGCGACAGCACCGGCAGTGCGGCTGCGGTCGGTGCGATCTTCAACTCACGCGCTGGGAATTCATATCCGCAGTCCGGACATTCGATGGCCGAAAGCGCGATGATGCTGTCGCACATCGGGCAGACCTTGGTCGGGGCCTCACCGCCGCCCCCTTCACCGGGCCGCTTCGGGCGCACGAGATCAATCGGCCCGTGGCGGCGAACATTGCCTGCAAAGTCCAGAACGAGGCAGTTTTCCTTACCTTCCGCCAAGCGCGTGCCCCGACCCACCATCTGCACATAAAGTCCGGCTGATTTCGTGGGGCGCAGGAGCGCGATCAGATCGACGCCCGGCGCGTTGAAGCCGGTGGTCAACACGCCCATCGAGGCCAGTGCGCGGATGTCGCCGCGCTTGAAGGCCGCGATAATGGCATCGCGTTCATCCTTCGGTGTATCCCCGAAAATCGTGCGGCAAGTGATGCCACGGCGCTGGAATTCCTCCGCAACATGGCGCGCGTGATCCACGCCCGAGCAAAAGGCCAACCAGGATTTGCGATCCTTGCCGTAGTCGATGATCTCGGCAACCGCCGCGCGGGTGATGGCGTCCTGATCGACTGCGGCCGCGAGGTCGCGGGCAATGAAGTCACCGGCGCGCGTGCCAACTTTTGAGACATCAAGCTGGGTTGCGGGCTGTTTTGAGACCAGCGGGCTGAGATAGCCCTGATCTATCAACTCGCGCACCGGGGCTTCAAACGCAATATCGGTAAAGAGCGCCGATTTGCCCTCGTGCAACATGCCGCTGTCGGTCCGGAACGGCGTGGCGGTAAGACCGATCACCTTCAGCGCCGGATTGATTGCGCTGAGCGCATCAAGGAAGCGCCGGTACGTGGTGCTGGAATTGCCCGGGATCAGATGGGCCTCGTCGATCAGCACCAGATCGGTGTGGCCGATTTCCCGCGCCCGGCGGTGGATCGACTGGATGCCAGCAAACAAGACGCGCGCTTGCGCCTCCCGCTTGCCAAGCCCTGCCGAATAGATGCCTGCGGGTGCCTCGGGCCAGAGCCCGATCATTTCGGCGTGGTTCTGCGCGATCAACTCGCGCACATGGGTCACGATCAGGATGCGCTGATCGGGCCAGGCTTTCAGCACGCCCTCGATGAAGGCGGCCATGACGAGCGACTTGCCTCCAGCGGTCGGGATGATCACCAGAGGGTTGCCTTTGTTGTTCTGGAAATAGCCGTAGATCGACGCGATCGCGGCCTGTTGATAGGGGCGCAGGGTCAGCATGGTGCAGCCTCCGTGGTACGGGCATCGTTTGACCAAGTGGAGCCATCGGCCATGCGGTAGGTGACAATGTCGTCGCCCGCATTGATGACCTCGCCCGGGACGAGATTGGGGATGAAGAGATGACGGTGGCAGGCTGCGCGCTGTTCGAGCGCTGTCAGCATCCGGTCGTGGCGAGCGCAGTGCCATCCACCTTCGATCGGCGTGGAGTGCAGGCAGGATCGGCAGGTCTCGGCGGCCGCACCACCCTCGTGGCAAGCAGCGTGGTGATCGCAGAACCGGCATTCAAACCAGGCCGGGTCCTCACTGATCCGCGGGGGCGGATGCTGGGCGAAGATGACCCGACCGGCCTTTTCGAGCAGACGTTCGGCAGTGGCGCTGTCGGCCTCGATCCGCTCGATATGCAGCGCGTCGGTATTCTTGCAGACAGCCATGTAGAGCGCGCGGGTGATACCGGTCAGATGCATGTAGATCTGCATCTGCGCGGCATGCTGGGGTTTCGCCAGCACCACGCCCTTGGCGGTCAGTTCGGTGAAGCTCTTAACCCCATGGGTCTTGAACTCCAGCACATGCCAGGTTTTTGGGGCCTCGAGCAGGCCGAGTGCGACCCCGTCGAGCGAGCCACCGAAATGACCGCCATGGGCCTCGACGCGGATTTGCCGCCCTGTCTCCGGATCGACCTCCAGCACGGTCGCGCCAGTGGCGCGCAGGTTGCGGACCATACGGTCCTCTTCCATCTGCCCGGTCTCAAACAAGCGCAAGAGACGGCCGGAAAAGCGTGACGGTGTGACCCAGCGGAAATCATACCAAAGCGCACGTGCGCAGGATTTACCGATGATCGATGCGCCAAGATGATCGCGAAACCCGTCGCCCTGGCGGGCCTCATAATCAGCATAGATCGCCGTCAGCGTGGGCGTGGGTGGTGCGGGAAGATCAGCCATTACAAGCCCTCCCGTTCACTGCGGGCTTGGGCCTCGGACAGAATGCCGTTCCAGGTCTCGGGGTCATAGCGGTCACGCAGCACGCCGATCAGGGCGTCTTTCAGCTTTTCACGACGACGACGGCCGGTGCCTTGGGCCAGCAATTCAGCCCGTTCACGGCATAGGTGGCGTAGCGCGGTGCGGGCTCGGTGAAACCAGTCGGGATCGATGGGCTTGTGGCCGCGCTGGCGTGCCAGATCGGCGGTTGCGATCTGCGTGCGGATTTTGGCGATATCGTCGTCGAGGTCGATCAGCCGGCGCTGGTCATCAGGCAAGCCGGGGCTGATCACAGCCACAGGGGCTGTGTTTTTCAGGTCAGTCATGGGAATATCCTCAGATGGGTTTGGGCGCTGCCCCGTCGGTCAGGGAAGCGGAGCAGCGCGGTTGATCAGCCCTTCTTGTTCCAGGGCGCAGAGGCCATCTTGGGCGGGGCAGAAGCGGCCTGCGTTGAGGGCGGTGCCGCGGGGTTTGCAGCAGGCTTTGCGACAGCAGCCGGAGCGCTCCCACCTTCAGGCGGCAGATAGGCGATGGCGTTGCTCTCGCCGTAGCCGTTCTTCGGCGGCTTGATCTTCACCTGAATCGTCATCGGAATCAGATGCAACTCCTCGCTGTCGCTGACATGCATCCTGCCCGTCGCGTGGCAGATGGCAGACAGCGTGCGCTGCGCGATCTCGACCGTGGTCGGGTTCGGGTTCACCAGGTTCAACTGGTCGAAGATCTTCCGCCCCTTGTATGTACCGTCGAGAATGTCGAGCATCAGCCAGAGAAACTGACCCATGCCGTTGCGGGTGACACGCATCTCGCTCTCAACAATCTGGGCGTGGTATTTTCCGGCGGGCAGCAGCTCGTAGGGTGTGGTGGGTTCAACGTTGGTTGCGTCAAATGACGTATCAAAACGTGCCATGGTCGTGTCCTTTCAGGTGTATCATTGAGATTGGGGCATGGCCGCCATGAACTCGGCCCAGCTGAGCTCGAGCGTGTCCGGCAGGCCGTAACGGTTCTTGGCGAGGAAGGCGGGGCGTTCTTCGGTGTGCATCACACGCGCACCGGACCCGAGCGCCCGGGTCACCTTTTTGTTGAAGCCGACATCGGATTTGGCGACCGAGATCCGATAGTTCGCGAAGAGCACCACATCGGAATGCTCCTGCAGCAGCGCCGAGGCGCGGGCCTGCAGCTTGATCACGTAGCGGTCGTAGGGCTCGTGCTCGGGGCTATCGAACCGCTTGATATCGGTATGGGCAATCTGGATGACCGCCATGCCCTTGCGATCGCGCAGCGTGTTCAGCTTATCGAGGTATTCGCGCCAGACGATCAGTGCTTCAGCGTAGCCTTTGCCAAAGCCAGGCGTTTCGATCGACTGCCAGCCATTGCGTTTGCACGCTTCCGCCCAGATCAGCGGTTCCAGCCAGTCGACGCTGTCAATCACGACTGTGCCATAGTCGTGATCCTCGTCCAGCAAGGCATCCAGCGCTTCCGCCACTTCGACATAGCTGGTCGCAAGGGGGAAATGCGGGACCTGCAGCTTGCCAAGCCCGTCTTCGGTCATGATGAACACAGGCCGGTCAGCCTCCGCCGCGAAGGTGGATTTGCCAACACCGGCAACGCCGTGCATCAGAATCCGTGGCGGCGTCAGCGCCGTGTTGCTGCGCAGGGATGCGAGAGAAATAGCCATCAGTTTGGGTCTCCATCAGAATTTATGTCGAAATCAGGCTGCAGTCTGC